CAATCGACTGACTTTACATTTACAAGATTCTGGGTACCGTTCCTTAGTGACTTTAAAGGATACTCAATATTCGTTGATTGCGACTTTGTGTTCTTAGAAGATCCTCAAAAACTAATTGACTCTATAGATCCAAAGTTTGCAGTGTCTTGTGTACAGCATCCAGGATATATTCCTAACAGTCAGATAAAGATGGACGGAGTTGCACAGCACAGAGCATATAGAAAGAACTGGGCTAGCTTGGTTGTGTTTAATAACGAGCATCCAAGAAACCAAGTTTTAAAACCAGACTATCTAAACAGTCATAGACCGGGATTAGACTTCCATCAATTTAGATGGCTAGATGATAAAGATATTGGTAATATTCCATTAGAGTGGAACTGTCTTGATGATTATTATTTCTTAGAAAACCCAAAAGCAATTCACTACACAGATGGCGGTCCTTGGTTTGACAATTATCAAGAAACAATGTATAGTGACATATGGCTAAACGAACAAGATAAGATGAATGAAAAAGTATAACGATTTAACAGTAATAATGACTTGGTATGGTCAAGAAGACCATCTGTATGCTCAATGCGAGTTCTACAATCAAATGGCTCAAAAGTATAAATTTAGACCTAGAGTAATTATAGTAAACGATGGCCATGAAGAAGGCAGACAGTATTTTAGAGACACTATAAACATTCATAAAGAAAGATTTGATCTTATTGGCATTGATGTAATGAAAGATATGGGATTCAATTCACACGCATGTAAAAACCTGGCAATGAAATTTGCAAAGACTGATTGGGTGTTATTGACTGATGTTGACTGTTATGAAAGTGCAGGGATGTATCACTTCTTAAGATTTGAAAAAGAACTTGATCAAAATATGTATTATGTACCAAAGGCTGATATGGAAGCTCCAGAAAATATGTCATCATATGAGCTACTATGTAGAAAAGGTATTATTAAATACATCACTCATCCTAATATATGGATTATGACTAGAGAAGCATTTTGGTCTACAGGCGGTTATGATTTAGAGTTTCAGGGTGTAAGACATGGTGATGCTGAAATATATCTAGGTATAGGACGTCCTGGTTACAAAGATTGGGACTATGAGCTGTTGTCTGATAATGATAAACATCGTATAATAGTAAAAACACCAAAGAGGGATCCTTTCTATATTAGACAGGAAAAAGAAAAACAGTCTAAAGCAGCAGACCTTATTAACTGGGTTAGATTGAGAAACAAGAATCCGTATAAAAAATACAGAAAGAAATTATACAACTTTCCATACCAGTTACTATAATATGACAAAACAAGTAGAATTAAAGGTAGTAAGCTCATCAGAGTTTGCTAAGATGATCAACGAGACTGTTGCTGATAGCAATGGGCAGATTAACCATCTTGAAGCGGTTCAAGAATTCTTAGATCAGAATGAAGAGATTGAGCCTGAGACAATTGCATCACTTATACAGAGAAACCAAAAATTAAAAGCAATCCTGTATCAAAATGCAGAAAAGTTTAACCTAGTAGAAAAGAAAAGTAGATTGCCAATTGATGAGGGGTAGAATAGCTACTGTGGAACCATATGATGCATATGTAAAGTACTTAGCACTGAAGTCTCATTTCAGTCAAAAGAACTATGACTACATCAAGTACAATGGTAAAGTTAAGGCTTGGAGAGCTACCTTTGAGACTAGGAAAGACAAATACTTTTTCTACAAGCTAAGCAAGATGAAAGATCCAGTAGAGTTTCTTATTGCTAACTTTATAGACAATGATGATTTTTACGTAGGTCAGATCAGAGATGATAAAGCTAACGATGTGTATATGGAATTCAAAAGGAGACAACAAGCTCTATCATATACATTCAAAAGCGATCTAAGTAAAATGAAAGAGGACTTTAATGACAATATTATAGTACCTCAAAATGAACACCCCTATCTGTTAAGGCTGTACATGCGAAAAGATATTTGCATTGAAACGTTGACTTTAATTAATAGATGTGTTAAAATATTCAACTATTGGGATAAGGAAATGGAAGGCGACGTTATGTGGCCTAACATTAAAATGAAAGCTGAAAAGTTCTCACCCTTTCTCAATGTTGACATAAATAAGTATAGAGAGATTATTCTTTCTAACTTTAATAAAACGTAATATAACGACATACAACGCGATATACCGCATACAGGAGAAATAATATGTCTGATTCATTTCAAGCGCTTAAGCGCAATCGTACCGAGGGCTTTGACAAGCTAACTCAATCATTAAACAAACTCAACCAGAAGTCTAGCGGACCTGGACCTGACGATCGTTTCTGGAAACCAGAAGTCGACAAAGCAGGAAACGGATATGCTGTGATTAGGTTCCTACCAGAACCAGAAGGTGAGGATGTTCCATTCGTAAGAATTTGGGATCATGGATTCCAAGGACCAGGCGGATGGTTTATTGAAAACTCATTGACTACACTAGGTCAAAAAGATCCAGTATCTGAATACAACTCAATGTTGTGGAACTCAGGTATTGAATCTAACAAAGGAAAAGCTAGAAAGCAGAAAAGACGTCTATCGTTTATTTCTAACATCTATGTTGTTAAGGATCCATCTAACCCAGACAATGAAGGAAAAGTATTCCTTTACAAGTATGGTAAGAAAATCTTTGATAAACTAAATGAAGCTATGAATCCTCAATTTGAAGATGAGAAACCAGTTAACCCATTTGACTTATGGGAAGGTGCTGACTTTAAATTGAAAATCAGAAACGTCGAAGGCTATAGAAACTACGACAAGTCTGAGTTGGATATTCCTGCACCATTGTTTGATGAAGATCAAGAACTTGAAAATGCATGGAAATCAGAATACAAACTAGCAGAGTTTGTTGATCCTTCTAACTTTAAAACTTATGAAGAATTACAAACTAAACTGAATAGAGTATTAGGTTTAGATGGAGCTGCTCCAAACACAACAGCTGAAAGCAACTTCAATGCTGAACCACCAGCAGAAATTCCATCAGCACCCGCTGCTGCTCAACCAGAGCTAGCATCTACTGATGATGAGTCTTTGGATTTCTTTAAGAAATTAGCTGAAGACTAATTAGTTAGGTTTTAAGGTCTTTCCCCTAAATGAAAGGCCTCTACCTAGGTAGAATCACTCCACCCCTTCCAGCCAAGCTATTACTAACCTTACCATAATAAATGTTTTGTTCATTTGATGATGATCTACTATTATCTATAGCAGAAGAATTGCCTCCAATATTAAAATTGCCACCATTTGAAGTTCCATCACGAGCATCATTAGTTGCATCTGTCATTGAATTGATTTGACCAGAAGTATCAGAAGAGCTATCTTGCATAGATGCATCACCACCTACTTCTTCGCCTCCTTCTAAAATGGAGTCTACTTCTCTTCTTAGAGATGGGCTAATCCTAACCTTCTTACCATCTTCAGTGATCATTTTATAACCACCTCTAAATGTCTCACCAGTTACAACTGCCTTCTTGCCCTGTAATTCTTTCTTAGCAAAGTCTTCAGGCAACTTAACTGCCATTACTTCACCACCAGCTTCTTCTTGAGATGCTATTTCTTGCTTGTATTTGCTTATCTCACTATCAGCTTTATTAGCACCCATATCAACATCTAATGTTTGTTGATCATCACCTTCTACTTTTGGCTCCGGAGCTAGACCGGCAAATGGATAAAATCCATCAAACTTAATTTTCTTTCCTACAATCGGAATGGTAAATTCAAAAGGAGGGATACCGATTCCAGCAAGACCGCCTAGGAACCAATTTTTAATATTTGTTAATGCATTACCAATAGCATCTATTACATCACCAACAGCAAAGTCAAAGCTATCAAGTTTTGCCTTAAAATTCTCAAAGCCGAGCATTCCAGCTATCCAACCAATAAGATCTTTTATTAAATTTGCAGGTGCTGATATCAAGAAATCAAACATGCCTTCAAATGCTCCACGGAACGCACCAATGATACCGCCCTCTTTAAACCCTTCTAAGAATCCTTTGAAGGCCTCGAACGCAGTCAAAAGAGCTACTACGATAAGTCCAATAGGATTAAGAACTGCCATTACTCTACCAGCTACACCCAATATAGGAGTCATAAATTTAAAAATGTTTAGGAATATACGCCCAAGTGGTCGGAAGAAGTTTCTCATTCTCTTAAAGAAGTCTTGAAGTTTTTCAAAACCTTTAGCAATTAGACCGTTCTTATTAGCTCCTGATGGTATCAACTTCTTAAAGAAATTGCCTAACATTTTAAACGGTTTATTAAATACAAACTTAAGTGCTTTGAACCATACAGCAAAGAAAGAACCTATAATACCAATATAGGTACCTATTACAGCAGCAAGCATTGCACTTATTCCTGACTTGCTATCCTTGTCTTTAACAGCATCTTCATCACCTTCCTTACCTTTACCCTTCATCAAAGGACCGCCTAATAAGTCTTGGGGTGGAACTAAAATATCTTCTTTTCTTTCTTTTGCTTCATCTGCTAGGACTTTAACAGCTTCTGCAGTTTTCTTTGTATTTGATCTTATATCTTTTAGCGCTATTAAATTTTGATCCGGACCATCGTTCTCTTGCTTTTCACCATCAGCATCTGATGTTTGTGCTGCACCATCAACTCTCTCAGCTTCAATATTTGCCAACTCGTCTACTAACAATTCAGCTGCAGCATGTAAGTCATCTAAAACCACACTTTGCTTTTCAGTGTGGGTTCTTATTGCTGATAGATGAGCCGTACTTGTTTCTGATTTAAAAAGAAGTCTATTCAAGACACCCTTCATGTCTGATAACTCAGTTTGTAAAAGTTCGGTAGATTCGATGTTAGCAGGTAATGCCATTACTTTTTACCCATTGCCTGAGCGCCAAAGAATGCTGCAACAATACCGGCTACAGCTACAAAGTATGTTGGAGCCATACTTCCAAGAGTTTTCTGTGC